CGAAGCCCGGTTCTCTGCTGCTCTGGAAGGGCAAGAGCCTCAAAGCCGTCCGAGGGACGACTCTTGGCCCAGCCGGCGTCAACATGCTTTACGAATTGCAGGTCCGCGAATGAATCACATCAAACATCCTCACCAGAACACCATGTGCCATCCGCCAGCGGGCTGGGATGACCGAGGCGGCGTTCTGCGCCTTCCCGTCGTCTACGCCATGCAGGGCAAGGTTCCGGGCACCAACGTCAAGGTCTTCCTGTCTCGCTGGAAACCGACTGCCACCGAACTGGCCATGCTGTTGGAAGGCGGGGAAGTGGAACTGGCCTGTATCGGCGGACAGCCTGCCTGCAACCTGTCCGCGATTCCGCCCAACGAATTGCAGGCACCCCACATTCTGCTGCCTCACTAAGGAGATTTATCGTGGCCACCTTTTCTATCCCGATGGCTCAGCTTGCCGAGAAGATGAAGGAAGACTTGAACACCGTTGTTCGCAAGGCCACGCTTAACACCTTCTCAGCCGTGGCCAAGCGGACCCCTGTGGACACGGGTCGGTTGAGGGGCAATTGGAATGCAAGTCAGGGAACGATCAACACCTCCACCACTCCCACAGCCGCCGCGGCTCGAGCCATGGTGGAAGCCGAGCGAGCTGCTTCATTCGAGCCCGGTGGGGTGGCCTACTTCGCAAACTCGCTGCCCTATGCCAGGGTGGTCGAATACGGCGAGTACCCCAACCCGCCGAAGAAGGGCAAGGGCAAAACGGTGGGCGGCTTCTCGAAGCGGTCCCCACAAGGTATGGTGCGCGTCACTGCCGCCGAATTCAACGACTACGTACAGAGGGCCATCGCCAAATGAGAGTCTCCACTGATCCCAAAGACCCCGCATACATCGACGCCCGCCCCCGGCGCGTCTGGTGCAATGACCAACTGATCGATGGCTGGACCGTTGCCGACGAATTCCGTCGCTACGTCATCACCCCTCAGAAGGTCCACCACGGGTCGGTGCTGGTCGAACGTCTGTCCGAGGACCCGTCGGCACCCGCCCCTGTGGTATCTCCGCAGGCCCCCATCAACACCGGTTTCGCCGGCGGAATGTTCGTTCACACGCCTGACTCGAAGCCGCAAGGTAAGAAAAGACGGCGGTAACCATGTCACACGCTCTGATTCGAGCGGGATTCGAGACCACCCTCAAAGCCTGGGCCGATGCAAGAACTCCAGCCATTCCGGTGGCTTGGCCCAACACAGTCTTTGACCCGCCTGATGGTCGGTATATCAAAGCCGACCTGCTGCCTGCCGGTACCAAGAAGTTGTTCCTGGACGGCAGTGGACGAACCTGGAGGGGCATCTTTCAAGCGCTATTCCATATGCCCCTGGAGACCGGAGCCGGTTCTGTGGAGTCCTTGGCTGCTTCGCTGGATGCCGCGTTCGCCGATTCCTTCACTTCGGGCGGGGTACGGATCTATCTGCTGGAGCCCTTCAGCATCGCCGCTGCTCTGGACCACCCCACCCGGTACGTGGTTCCGGTCTCGGCTGAGTATCGTGCGGATACGATATGACCGAGGCCACCCGTCAACTGCACGAGGCTCTCATCCGTCTGTGCAAAGGAATCATCAAGGCTTGGGAGACCTGGCTCAGCCGCCAGTAACTCCAACTTAGCACTGAGCCCACCAGGGGTGGCTCTTGCAATCGTACTGCCTCGCTGTCATGCAACGCCTCAGGGCCGCGCGTGGCTGTTTTGCCTCGCAGAAATCTCAACGCCTCCGGAAGGGGGCCTTCTGCTCTGAAAGGCAATTCACCATGCGTACCTTGTTTCTCCTCTTGATGGTTTTGGCCATCGCCCTTGCGGTCCTCGTGCCGCGCCCCCTGTGGCGTGACTTCGGTCAGCGGCTCCACGATGCTCTGTTCGGGTTCCTGGTCAACCAGGGCCTGGTCTTGCATGCGGTCTCGCTGCCCAATGGCGCGACGATTTCGGTGGGCTCGACCTACGGTTCGGCGAAAGCCGTTGAAGCTGCCACGAACGCCAACCCCTGTGTGATGACCCTGGAAGGCTCGCACGGTATCTTGGTGAATGACATCTTCGAGTGGACCTCGGGCTGGTCGCGCGCCAACGGCAACGTCTATCGAGCCGCCAGTGTGGCCACCAACGACGTCGGCGTCGAAGGCTTGAACACCAGCTCCACGACTCGCTTCCCGGCGAGCTCTGGTACGGGAACGATCCGTGAAGTGTCCGGCTGGACTCAGATCACCCAGATCCTGGAGACCAACACCACTGGCGGCGATCAGCAGTTCGTGACGTACTCCTTCCTGGAAGACGACGCGGAACACCAGATCCCGACCGTCAAGAGCCCGATCGCCTTCACGTTCAAGATTGGCGATGACGCCTCGCTGGCTCACTATGCCGTTCTGGACACGGCTGATGCGGACCGGCTCCAGCGCTGCGTGCGTGTTGTGCTTCCGTCTGGCTCGGTGATCTACTGGTCGGCGTACATCACGCTCCAAAAGACCCCGACGCTGGCAAAGAACGAGGTGATGGGGTTGCCGGTGACGATGTCACTGATCAACCAGGTCACCCGCTACACGTCCTGATCCCCAGGGCGTCCCCCGAGGCTCGCATGGCTCACAGGCTGTGCGGGCCTCTTTTCCATTGGAGATCCCTGTGCTCAAACTGCAACCGAACCCCACCTTCACCTGCCCTGTCGAAATCCCCACTCCGGAGGGTCCAGTTACCGTCCGCGTGCGGTACAAGCACATGTCTGTGGACGTTTACAACGACTTCATCAAACGAGGCACGCCGAACAAGTCGGCAGCCGAGAAGGTGTCCGACGCTCTGGCATCCCTCGGCGTCATTCGTCGGCTGGTGCCGACCAGCGAGGAGCAGATCTCCGCCCTGATCGGAACGATCATGGAGACCAAGCTGCCCGCCGAAGATCCCGCCGATCCGCCTTTCAAGGCGATCAGCAACCAAGAGGCCATCATGGAATGCGTCGATGGCTGGGTGGAGAAAGACGTCGACGGACCGTTCTCCAAGGAGGCTGTGGATACCCTTTGCCAGCAGTACCACGCTGCGGCCGGTGCCATCGTCGACACCTTCATCACCCAACTGACGCAGTTCAAGCGAAAAAACTAGAAGAGGCAGCGGCTCGCCTCTACCGAAAGCCGCCTTCCAAGGGTGATCGAAAGCTGATGAACTTCCTTGGGCTAACGCCTGAGGATTACGTTGAAGAGAATGCGCCGGTGAACGTCTGGCCTGACAACTGGTCGGCGGTTCTCTTCTTCGAGGCACTTGGAAAAGGAAATTGGAACATGGGCCCCAACGGGGCCACCGGAATAAGGTATGAGGCTTTTCGGGAGGTTCGCATCGCCACTGGCGTGCGGTCTGCCGATTGGCCCAACCTGTTCGATTCGATCCGCGTGATGGAACAGGCGGCACTCAACGAGATTCACAAGGACGACGATTAAAATCATGGACGTCACTACACTTGCACTTGCCGTTGACTCCACACAGGTCACCACGGCGGCGACGGCCCTTGACAAGATGGCCGTCAAGGGGGTCGCGGCTGAGTCCGCCGCATCCCGGCTTGCGAAAGCCTCGACCAATAGCGGGCAGGCCCTCAGCTCAACTCTGGTCCCGGCCGCTCAGAAAGGAGCGCTGGCCTTCAAGACCTTGGCCGAAGCAGAAGCTGCATTGGGTCCGGCTGCGGCCGCCCAACTGCAGGCTGCAGGGGCCTTCAATTCCACTGCCGCCGGCGCGACTGCCGCAGCGGCCGCTGTCAAAGCTCTGGGCGATCAGTCCCAGCGCACTGCCCTGACCTGGCAGCAGTTCCTCGGCCAGCGCATGGGTCCGGCCATGAAGGACTTCGCCGCGCAGGGTCTGCCTCACACCGAGGCACATACCGCGGCCATCCGTCAGATTGCAGCCGAATGGCAGCAGTACAAGATCACCGGGGTGAACGCTCAGGCGGCAGTCACCGCGCAGACTACTGCGGCTGCGGCTTCCATCAATGCGATGGGCAGTGCCATCCAGCAGGCATCCACCAAGCTGGCGATCGGGCGCGGCACCGGACTCTCCGCTCTGGCCGCAGAAGCCAATGCCGCCAAGGCCTCTGTGGGAAGCCTGGAGCGAGCCACCACTTCGCTGGGTGCCAGCTCTTACGTCGACTTCAACAAGGTTACGACGTCCTTGGGTGCTACGGCTGCC